CCAACGCCCGCACTGTCCATTCTGTGCGGCTCGAATGTTCAGTTTATGCCGCCATATTCATAAATTGTACAAGTTTAACAGTAACCCCGAATTCCTCTGCCAGCTCATAATCATTGCTGCAGTATTTCAATGCTTCTTCAAATACATAGATAGGCATTAAGAAATAAGCTGCAAAAGCTTCAGCTTGCTGCTCCTGTTTATCCACAATTATTTTGCTTTTTAGGAGAGAATTTCCACAATGGCAATGAGCATGTCCAATTTCATGGACTATATTTTCGCGGTAGGCTTTATTTTGAGTTTTAGGCGTTAAAATAACGTCGTTAATACAAACAGTCGATGAAAGGCTATTTAGTGTGACAAGCTTTAAATGGCTGTCTAAGATTATTTGTTCGATTGTATCCTTATCTATGGGATATTCAAAGATTTGATATTCAGTAAGTAAGTAGATTGCTTTATTTAACATGTTGTAGTACATATGGTTACCCCCTCAGTTGTGAGATAACCATATTATACAGAACGATTGTTCGAAAGTAAATATTAATTACATTAATTTATTTAAAACCAATATAGAAATAATTATTACCATAACTATACAATAGAATATATTTTGATGGTGAATTAACTCTTCTAATACATCTTTTTCATCATAAACATCAAATATATCATCTTCTATCTTTAAATCCTTTTTTATCTCCACTTTTAAATCTGATGAAATTTTAAAAATTTTATTTATTTCTTTTATAGCATTTTGCTTTTTATAATAGCTAAGACCAAAAATTATTAATATTAAAATACATAAAATTATAGACACTTCATCTGTCAAAATTTTTGATTGACTTTGAGATATGGTCTCGCCGATTATTAATGTAAATAACACAGTAAATATAGATAATAGAAACTGCATATGTGCCTTCTTCACATCATTCAATATGTTATAGCACTCATTAATAGAGGAGGTTATATTTTCAATTATTTTTTGCTTAAATATAAGGTACTTATCGACATTTTCCTTAAGATATAAATTAAAGCTGCTTTTTATAACTTCAAATATTCTATTTTCAATATATATTTCATTTGAAGTGTTGCATTTATCAATAGTATGTACTGCAATCTCAAACTTGTCAGATGTGTTATTGTAAATGGCATCATTATAAATCCAATTATATATTAAATAATAATTATCGGCTATATCATTGTTTTTGTTCAACAGTTCAACAAATTCTTGATAACAATTTATTGAAAACTTTTTATCTCTAATCTTAAAATGGAATTCTTTTTCTTTAAAGAAAGAATAATCGGATATGTATATTATACTTGAAACGAACAGCAAAAATTTAAAAATATCATATAATGATTTATTATAAATTTCTTCAAAATTAAAGATATCTGGTATAAACCTACATTCAGAAGCATTATAAAAAAAAGAAAGCTTATTTCTTTCATTAATTTTCTTTTCAATTTCTTCGAAGTTTGTAAAAGTTTGTTCATTAGAGTAAAACTTATTTATAGAATAAAATTCGTTATTGATTTCTTTATCTAAATCAAAGACAAATAAATTATCATGTTTTGAAAAATATAATAAAATTTCTTTTAATTCTAAAGTATTTAAATGCTCTTCAAAGCTAATAGTATCAAAAATAATTGATTTAGTTGCCGGTTTATCAATTTTAAGTCTTAAAAATTTCAACCCAATAGTATTAATACTATCTAATACATCATTATCAGCAAAATCTAAATCTTCTTCATCATCACTATCATTAAACATTGCTTGAAATTCTATACTACAATTCATTGAATTTATGTACTTAGAAATAAATTCATCAAATATAGCTTTATTAGAATGCAGTTGAGTTATATTGTATAAAATAAGGGTGTATGAATTTCTGTTTTCTTTTTCCTTTATATTACAATTATCAGAATTAATTTTGAAATAATCAATATAAAATGATTTAAAAAACACAATTTACACCCCCTACTAATTTGAATTATTCCATTGCCGCTTCTGCATGAGCAGTAGTATTTATACTAATTATATTACTAAAATCTACCTTTTCATAGTTAAATTTATTTAATATTGATATGTCATCTGTATATATTTTCAAGAATGCCTTATCATCTACTTTACTAGAAATTATAAAGTTTTCAATGCAAGAGTCATTATCAGCAAAAGTGTTGTCTTCATTTAAGTTACCATCAGGCATTAGTTCTATTTCTACTTTTTTATTTACCTTATAGCGCTGTTTTAACTTTTTAATTTTATTTCTATCAATTTCAAATAAATTTTCAAAATGGTTTCTTACCTTTTCTTTTTTTTCATTTATTTTTTCAATAACTCGGCTTGTACTAAATCCTTCATAAAAACAAGGGTAATTATTAATCTGTTCGATTATATCAGAATAGACAAATGTCGTGTTTGTTGAAAAGTATGTATTAACCAATTGTATTAAACCAACACAATCCTGAGGTGAGTCGTCATTAAAATAGTTAATACTTTCTTTAAATATCTTAATTGCTCTTTCAGTGAATTTGGAATCATCCCCTACTTTTTTAAGTTCTAGAAAACCCTTATACCAATACTCAGAGTTGTTCTGATCATATAACATAATATTTTCAAGTTCATTTTCACAAAAAATATAAATACAAGATTTGTATTTCTTATTTTTTGTGGGTATCCCTCCTTTATATTCATAAGCAGTGTCCTCAATGAATTCATCATGTTCTATTTTTACAAATACAATATATGAATAGGTATCTTTTTGTATAAGAGCAGTAATTAAACTACCTTTTGTAACCTCAACATTTCCTAACTTATTTATACGATCCTGGGCATCAATTTCTGCATTAAGCAATCTAACTGCATTATTATATAATTTGGTTTTAAATTCATTATTTTCTAAATATTCACTTGAATATTTTAATATTAGATTGCAACAAAAACTATAAATTTGGGTTGATTCATTGCTTGATTCAAATTTTCTCTTATTAGTATTAATTTTAATTTGATCAAAAATTACATTTATTACAAAGTCATTAATATTTGTTAAATCATGTATATCTGTACATTCTTCAGTACTCCTATTAATTCGATATACACTTTTAAATTTAATATTATCCTTTTCTAATTCCATAATACCTCCAATTATCTTTTAATGTATATGCAAAAACATCACATGTTACAACACATTTTGTATTAAGTTTTTGTGTTACTCATACATATGCTAAATATCATTTCCATCAATTATTATATACTCCTATTCTTCCCGTAAAAAATTTTCCCTTGCTTCATATTCTCTTGGTACCAGCAATTCTTAGCATAATTTCTATCCGGGTGTATGCATTTTTTAGCATCGCTGCATGCATTAAATCGTGAGCAGCAACCAAACATAGATCCGGAGGGCTTGCAGTTATCATATATTTCTATTAATGCTAATCGTATCTTGTCTAGATCATCTTCTGTGCTTATTTGATACTTAATCCAGTCCTTTTGTGACTTTGCAGAACCTGGAATAATTGGATTAATTAATAATTTTTCGTATTTTAATTTCACGGAAATATACTGGTTTTTACTGCTAATAATAAGTCTTATGGCAGCATTTCCTTCGATTTCTATTGTATGATAAGCCTTATTAGGTATAAGCTTTACAGGCTCTAATGATTTATCATTATCATTAAATATACTTATTATTTTTTTGTAAATTGATTCAGCATCCAAATTTATACCTCTCATATAATGTATTTTAGTAAGCGTATTCAACAACTAAATCATAAAATTTATCTTCATTAATTATTTTTATATCATACCCATCCTCGATGAGTTTGTACGCTTTTTCCTGTTTAGAACTAAGCCCATCATCACCAACTAGAGTTATATCTTGCTGGCCAACTATTAAATAATCAGTATTACGAGATACTGAACTTTTTAAAATGCCTCCTAAATTTGCAATTAGCTGTAATACTTCTTTACGGTCATATTTGTGAAAGTTTCCGGTTATTACAATATTTTTTCCATAAAAGAGATGATTACAGTCTGCTAAGTCACAATTAGCGACAATATCTGAGATTTTTATGTTATTGTAATTATTTATGGGCACTGGTTTTCTAAAGTATTCTTGATGCTTTAACTCTGAAAACTGTCTTACAGAAATACTTGAATATGCATTGATAAATTTTTGAAAAGATTGTTTTTTGCATTTTCGAATTGATTCAATTACAATATTTGCACAAGTCATTGCATCATCTAACGCATTATGATGATTATTTAAAACAACATTTAGCGCATTTGCTCTTGCCTCAAGAGAGTTTTTGACATCACCGTCACATGCCTTAGTAGATATGGATATACTGTCCATATATTTGAAATCGGGTATGTTAAGATTATATTCTAACTGTAAACATTTAAGTACGCTCATGTCAAACTGTGCATTATGAGCTATAATTATGTTATAAAAATAACCTTTTATTTCATTCCAAATATTTAAAAATGTGGGTTTATCTTTTACATCTTCCGGTGTTATTCCATTAATTTCAATGTTAATTTTGTCAAAGGTTAAAGTTGGCGGTTGAATTAAGTAATACTTTTTTTCTATGATTTCCATATTTTTAACAGCTACAAGGCCTATTGAACAGGCGCTGTTATTCCTGTTATTTGCCGTCTCAAAATCAATTGAAACAAAGTCTAAATTATCAAATATTTCTTCTTTAAGATAATCCGTAGATTCATTTTCATATAATTCGTTTCCAAAATTCGGGGATTGCATGTCCTTTAAATAAAGAGGCATTATTTTGCATAAGTCAGAATTTACTGATACAACTGCGGTTTCACCATTATTCTTTGGATAAGGAATAAAACCAATAACATCACATTCAGTATAATCTTTATTCCCAGCAAAATAGTATTTAAATTTCTTTAACTCTATTTTAGCGCTCAATATTTTATCTTTATGAGTTTTAGGTATAAGATCCCACTCATAAAGTTTGTCAAGCTTTTGACCTAAGTCATTAAAAGTTATAACCTTATCATTTTCATTTACATAAATCATAATTATCTCCCGACAAATTTCGCATTGTTTTTATAAAAAAATCCCACATCAAAAAAAATATGGGATTAAAAATCTTATGTATTTATATTAAGTTGTCAGTGTTTCCCCCAAGATGTAAATATAATCCCCATTATATTTATTAATTATTCTGTTGTTTTTTGAATTTTATAAAGTTTATTATTTCTTGCTTGTCCGAATCAGATAAATTCTTAAAGTCTTTAAAGGCTACAAGTGTGTCCGGATCATTTAGAAGTTGCTGTAGTTCTTCATCAAGTGTTAGTGACTCAGGGTTTCTTATGTCAGTTCTACCTAATATATAATCGCTTGTAACTCCAAAATAATCTATTAATCTTCCAAGCATGTCTGGCGGTGGAAAACTGCCACCGTTTTCGTAGCTTGATATCGATTGTTTAGAAATATTTAATATTTTACCTAATTCAGATTGTGTTAATTGATGTTCGTCTCTAAGTTGTTTTAATCTACATTTAAAATCCAATATAACCACCCTTTTTAATATTATAGTCCAAAAATCACGTACTTTAAATAAGAAAAAAATAAATCCAAAAAAATTATACAAAAAACTTGACAGTACAATAATATTGTACTATTATATATTCAAGGTACAGCATTATTGTACTTGAAAAGAGGTGAGAACAATAAATTATAGAATTAAAGAAACATGTAAAAAAGAAGGAATTACCTTAAAAGAATTAGGTAAAAGAATTGGAAAATCAAAACAATACATGTCAGAGTTAGCTAAAGGGAATATTCGATTGACATATGATATGGCAGTAGATATTGCAAAGGTATTTAATACGACACCAGATGAAATTTTTTTGCCTATTGAGTCCAATAATATTGGATTGGATGAAACAGGCTAACAACAAAATCTTAAAGAAAGGATTGTATAAAACTGCATGAAAATATTCTGGACAGCTTTAATATGGATAACGTGCATATTCGGAAATATAGTAATGAAAGAAATATATAAAGGCAATTCAAAGCTGTATTTGTACTATAGTCTTTCTGTAGCAGTGTTATTTACATTGTTTGCAGTACTTTATAAATCTTAGGAATTAAGTTTTCAAACAACGGAGAAATATTTTCCCAATTATGATTCAAGACGTGGCTATTAATTTTTGACATATCGCCTTGTAAACTTTCAGGTAGGTACATGTATGCTAAAGAATAGTATTTGCCGTATTCCTCCAAAGTTTCATTTGATGGATGGGCAGACAATTTACTTAAGGCGGAAACATAATTTTCAAATATATTTCTTTTATATAATACGGTGTTTTCGGACTGCTTTTGAGCTAATTCTAATTTCTTGATTTTTAACTGATGTCTATTATTCAGTAATGTTGTAAATATCGGTGATATCAAAGCTATTAGAGCAACAATTGCAGTTATTGTAAAAGATAAATCTAATTTTGGCACAGTAATCGCCCCCTTTTAAGGTGATTATAGCACAAATGCAAAAATATGTAAATTAATATCGAACGGCAAACAAGTACAAACCATTAAACATATCATATTTAAAGCAAGGAGAGTGTTAAAAATATGGGACAAAGGGATGAGATTAAGACAATCAGAGCAAGAAATATCAGCTTTAATTTATCTGACGCAGACGTTAAAAGACTATGCGAAAAGGCTGGTTGTGCAGGTCTTACCGTATCAAAGCTCTTAGAAAACTTCATAGGTGACTTGGTGTGCGGAACATATTCGAACGGATCTGACGAAAGGGACTTAGCACAACGTTGGTTTGCTCGATGTGGCTTTAGTTGGATGAATGGTTATTCTTTTCTGAATTATCTTATAGATTTTGATGATGTGGAAGAAACTGTAGACTGTTGGAATGATCTTATATACTACAGGGAATTAAAAGACCCAGACGAGGATGACAAAGAATTTCTTGAAGAGCTTGAAGAACGCATGAGTGATAAGTTTGAAGATTTTCAAGGATACAGAAAGGTCGGGGATAAGGAAATTATACGTACTAATGAAATGGAAAAAGTCATTAATTGGTGGAATGAATACAATCAAATCAAGGGTTTGGAGGTAGTAGATGATTAAAGCGCAAATACCTATAGGAAATATTGTTGAAGATTTCAAGGTAGGCAATACACACATTATGATCTGTGATGATGACTGCAGGGATAAAGGTCCGGAAGATAAGGCAAAGGCAATTAAACGAATGGAAATAATCGCGGCAAATGCTATTGCAGCCGGCAAGTATAAACCAAAGAAAGCAGAGGCTGACGGAGCATGAAAATTAAAAAAAGTAAGAAATCTGATGTTAATGAAAATAAGTATGATTTGTTGGAATTAGACTTCGATGACATTTATTTGATTAGAGAAGGCTTGAAAAGACAAAAAAAGCATAGAGAAGAGAATAAAGAACGTATTGAGTCTATCATGAAAACATACGACTTAGAACATAATGAAGCACATATAAAAATGTTCGGAAGTAAAGTAGAAATAGATAAATTTATTCAGGACGACATAAAAGAGCTAGAAAGATTGACTTTACTTATTGAAACTATTGAAAACAGATGGTGAACCTATGGAACTAATGATAAAGCATTCTGAAATTTTAACAATTATAATTCAGTCATTCCTTATAACAACAGTAAGCATCATATTTATCGGCTGTTGGGATGAGGTGCTATATGACACCAGGAAGTTTAGAAGATTACTAAAGAAGAGAGGAGGAAAGAAACATATGAGAGAATACACTTGTCCGAAGTGTGGGTACAGTGCATGGGCTTTGGATCATCTTTTGGTAGTAACCTGCCGTCATTGCGGAACAGTTGTAGAAACAAAGCCCGTGCCTGCATGTGAGAATGAGAGGAGTTTTGTTTGCGACGAGAAAAAAATTAAAAGAGTTGTATGAGGATTTGAAGTGATGTTTATGAATTGATTTTAACATGAGAGGAGCTGATTTTGAATGAGTAAAGTATGCATGCTTTATTATAAAACATGCAGGGAAAGTGCAGGTATTAAGCAAGAGGAAGCAGCAGAATTTTTGAATGTGAGCCCACGGACCTTAAGTGATTATGAAAACGGAAAATCAAGAGTGCCAGATGATATTGTAGACAGTATGGCTGAATTATACAGGTCACCATTACTAGCCTGGTGGCATTTAAAGACTAACAGTGTTCTTGGAAAGTATCTGCCGGATGTGATTGTTCCTAAGACTGAGGTTGACATGGTTTTTCAGGGCATCCTTGCAAAGGACAAGCTTGCACCTATAATTGAGGGCATCAAAGAAATCATGTCTGATGGAGTAATTGATGACTTAGAAGAGAATGTACTTAATAATCACATTGATGATATGAGGATTGTCAATAACAAACTGACATCTATAATCCTTTGGCATGATGTCAGGGTAAAAAAAGAAAGCCGCACAGAGGCGACTAACTAACCAAATATATTTTAACACAAATAAGTAGATAAATCAATAATTTTATAAATTTTTAAAAGTTGAGGAGAAGGAGGAAATAAGAATGAAATGGAATGATGAAAGCACAGCAAAATTGAGGGAATTGGTTTATGCAGGCAAAAGCAACAAGGAAATTTCTCAGGTAATGGGAATCAACATTAACGATGTTTACAGCAAGAGATCGCAGCTAGGAATCACTATGGACAAGGTGAAAAATATGGGATTGGCTGCTTCAGTTGATGATGAAGAGCATGTTGTTAGATCCAGGGATGAAGTGTTGTGTGAAATGGGCAAAGTGCTAAATGCTAAAAAACAGGCTGGAAAGAAAATCATTAGATGTGATAAAAGGCTTGTTGAGTTGTCAGAAGAGCTGCAGCTTGCCTGCAAAGGAACGGTGAAATAAAGTGGCTGATCATACTTGTGAAATTATAGGTGGTCCATGTGGTAATTGGGATTATATATATGAATGTCCCAAGTGTTCAGAATGTGATATTTATGAGGACTGGCTATCTTGTCCTGAAACCGTGTAGATAAAAACAATAACGAAGGAGGTGAAATAATATATGGTTAATTTATTGAATTTAGCAGACGGAGAAATACTTGATAAGCTCAACAGAGAATTAGAAAAGGTTGCTCTTAATATTGCCGACAAGAATACTGATCCTAAAAAAGAGCGAAAAATAACCCTGCAAATTAGTTTTAAGCCAAATGAAAACAGGGATTCAATCAGTACCAGCGTTGCAGCTAAGACAAGCCTTGCTCCAGAACGTGGAATCGAAACATTGATTCTCATGGGCAAGGACGGCGATGGCAAGCTGCATCTGAATGAAGTTAGACAGCAAAGCATGTTTGACAAGAAAGAAGCAAAAATTACAAATATAAAATAATCGGAGGATGAGAAATGTTAAAAGAATTAGCACAGTACATAGTAGGATTGTCAGCACCTGAGGTAGTTGACATTAACGGTAAAAAATTCAGTGACAGAAATTTAAAAAGATACGATTATAAAGCTCCAGAGCCACTTCGTTTTAAAAGTATAACCGGACTTCTGGAATACATAGAAACTGATTGTGACAGCACATATGAAGATAGTTTCATACATATTGTCGATTATGACAGGATAGAATTTCTTTCACCGCTCAATGACGATAATGAAAGGGAAGTGTATGCAATATGTGAGCCGGATAAAATCAATTTATCTTTTAACCAGTTTATTCCGAGAGAGCAATTTAATATCATGCTGCAGTCTGGCTTTGAATCAACAGTGGATTTAGAAAGAGTACTATCATATATTGGCAACATGTCTGACAATGCAGTGAGAACTGTTGGTGACAACGGAGTGTCACAGGAAATCACTATAAAGCAATCAACAAAAGGCTTAGTTGATGTGGTTCTCCCTAACCCGGTTAATCTACGACCTTACAGGACCTTCACAGAGATAGAACCTGTTGAAAGCAGCTTTGTATTCAGACTTAAAGAGGGTGGTTATTGCTCCTTGTTTGAAGCTGACGGAGGCAAATGGAAAATTGACACCATGAAAGAGCTTCAGGAGTACATAGAGGATACACTTGAAGCATTTGAAGTAACTATTAATGTGTTTGCTTAATTCAAGTTTATGGAATGGGTGTGATTTCGTTGGAATACTTAATTAGTCAATAAAAATACAGTAAAAACAGGTAGTGATTTTATACATTAAAAATTTATAAAAATGTATGAAATCACCTACCTTTGATTGTTGTACTTAAAAAAGAGTTGAAAATTGCATAAATAGGAGGTTTGTATGTCTGTTTATTACACTAAATGCGGAATGCAATTTAACAAGGGTACGAAAGCTGCAACAACAGGTTATGTTTGTGCAACTGATGAGAGTGGGCAGCTGATAGAAAAGTGCAGGCTGTGCAACTTCCCGGAGTTGAAGCGCAAAGGGAATTTGAAGTTTTATGAGTGCAGAGCAGGAAGCTGTCCGCCGAGTTTTATAAATACTCTCATGGGTAATTTGAATGACATGAACAAAATTATGATTTATTCATTGAATACAGATTTTTGTGGTGAGATTTTCAAGTACGCCGAAGCTGATCCGGAGTTGGTACCGTATTACTGCAAGGACAGAGCTGACTGCAGGAAGGTTATTTCTATTGCCTGCAGCAAAAACAAGAAGGGCATAGCAGCAAAGAAGAATCTTGCCGCAAAGTTTTTTCATGTGAGTGCAGGTGATTAGATGAGTGAAATCATTAAAGGCTTTTATGCCATAATACCGGCAAGCATTAGATATGACAATGAGATTCCGTCTAATGCCAAACTTTTTTATTCTGAAATAACGGCTTTATGCAATGAAAAAGGTTATTGCTGGGCCAACAATGATTATTTTACAGAGTTATACAACACAACTGATAGGACCATACGCAGATGGTTAAACATTCTTAGCAAGAAAGGTTACATTACTGTTGAATATCAATATAAAACCGGCACAAAGGAAATTTTGAAACGATACATAAAATTGGCAGGCAGTTCATCATCTGCATGTGCTGATAATTTATTTTTAGGTGAGGACAAAAATGTCCGCACGTACGGACAAAAATGTCCAATAGGTGAGGACAAAAATGTCCGAGAGAATAATATAAATAATAATATATATATAAATAATAATCTATGTCATTCCGACCCGGAACAGGAGGAAGGACAGCCAGAGAAACAAGTGAAAAAAGATTCTTATGAAAAGGTTATGGACCTGTACATAAAAACATGCCCTAAGCTGCCTAAGCCGGTGAAGCTTACCGATACCAGGAAGACAAGCATTAAAAAACTGCTCGCAATGTATACTTTCGAGCAAATTGAAGCAGCTTTTAAAATCATAAATGATTCTGAATTCTGCACTGGTGATAACGACAGAGGCTGGAAAGCAGACTTTGATTTCTGCATTAACAGCAATAAGGTTACTTTTGCCCTGGAAGGCAAGTATAAGAATAACTTTAACAATAAACAAAATCAAGGTAATACGCAGGACAAGCCAAAGCCTGCTAACAAGTTTCATAATCACATCCAGAGTGATCGCCTGAGCGAAAGCGAAATGGAGGCCTTGGCTGAAAAGCGAAAAGAAAAGCTACTTAAAGATATGGCCGCTAAGAGGAGTGAGAATCAAAATCATGAGTGAAAATTGTTTGAATTGTAAAGATAGAAAATTAGGCTGCCACGACAGCTGCAGTACATATGCCAAGTTTAAGCAGAAACTTGGAGAAATTAATAAAAAGCAACGCCAGTACATGGACGGCTTCGGACATGACGGCTGCCTGGCACCAAAGAACGGAGGTAAACAGTGTGATCAGACAAGGTTTAGGTATTAGTGCTGATTGATATGCCCAAATAAGAATGGAGGTTGAAATGGCTAATACAGAAGGAATAAAGATTAAGCATATAGTTATAAAAATTGAAGATTATCTAAAATATATAAATTCATCATTTAAGGGAGCAATGCTTGATAACGACCTAGAAGACATAAAAAAAGGAAGAGCTGCGGACGGTAAAAAACCAAAAAATACATACCTAGTCATCAACACAGACGAACCATACGCAGATGAAGTAATTGAAATACTTAAGAAAAATGGGCACTGGGGGTAAAGAGATGAACCGAGAAGAACTATTGAAAATAGCCAAGCCGATACTGTTCAACACGGAAATGACACAGGCAACACTAGAAAATAGAAAGACAGTTACAAGGAGAAATCCTTTTAAGTTTGAAATGAAAGATGGATATAATCCAGATTGGAGCGGTTACTCATTAGGAGAATATTTTACAGGAAACATTGAAACAGGCGTATGTCTATATTCCAGGGGTGCACATGATGTATGGGGAGTTCGTAGCAATGTGGTAAAACCTAAATATAAAGTCGGAGATATTCTATATGTGCAAGAAACATGGCAAATACATGATTTAAGTCCGGAATTTTGTATGATGATTAGATTTAAAGCAGATAATCATTGTGAATTGCAGGTGGAATTTAAGCCAAGTCGTTTTGATAAATTTGAAAAGTTTTATTATAAAAACGGATGGCAGTCCCCGTATTTTATGCCGAAGGAAGCAGCCCGACTGTTTCTTAAAGTTACTAACGTTAGAGTTGAGAGGTTGCAGGATATAACATCAGAACAGGCTAAAAATGAAGGGGTTGATTTAAATTCTGGTACACCATTTCCTAAGGCAACAGCAAGAGATTGCCATGGAGCTAAAGATGGATTATCTATGTATCAATCGAAATTTGTTATCTTATGGGACAGTACAATAAAAAAACAAGACCTTTACCGCTATGGCTGGAAAGCGAATCCGTGGGTGTGGGTTATAGAATTTGAAAGAGTGGAGGTACAATCATGATATGGAATGCAACGGTAATATGTACAAAGGATTTTAACCCTGGGAAGGGTGCAACGCTTGGGAAGAAATATAAAGTAAAAAATGGCAGAATTAAATATGATAATGGTGAAGAGTCAATGAATGAATTTGATAGTATTGAGCACTTGAATAGCTATAACAGCGCAAAATATGAAGTTGTACCTGCAAGAGGAAAGCAGGTGAAGTCTAGTGAATAGTGTTATACTTATAGGCAGGTTGGTAAGAGATCCGGAGCTGAGATTCATTCCCGCTTCTGGCATGGCAGTAACAAATATTACCTTGGCAGTGGACAAGGAGCTTTTTGGTGATAAAAAGCAGGAAGCAATTTCACAGGGGAAGCCAACTGCAGATTTTATATACATTACTGTGTTTGGCAAGATTGCAGAAAATTGTGCTAATTATCTCCACAAGGGCAGCAAATGCTGTGTACAAGGTAGAATAACAACTAACTCATATGTGGATAAAAATAATAATAAGCAATATAAGACAGGAGTAATAGCTGACAGGGTTGAATTCCTGGACGGAAAAAAATATGACATGCCTGATGAAGATATATTTACTCCGGTGGATGATGAGGACATACCGTTTTAAGGGGGTGCAGCCATGGTGAAGTTGAGCAAAATTGAAGCGGAGAGTATGAAGCTGTGCGGTTATAAAGTTATAAAAACCAAACACAGTTATTATTTAACCGGGAACAGGGCAAGAATTAAGACAGGATATATGGGCTATTTATAAGAGAGGTGATGGGATGAGAGACATCGAGAGGGAAAAAAAGCTCAAAGATTTACTATACAGCTACACATATTTAGAGGATGAAATTGAAGGAGTTAATGAGGAAATTTGCAATCTATATGAAGTTCAAAAAGATATAAGTATACCATGTTTGCCCAGCACTCCGGGCGGAAGTGGTATAGCAGATACGGTTTACTATAGTGTTGAAAAAATAATGATTACATATGCGCAGGAAATGGACAAGCTGAACAGCAGGCTTGATAAGTTATTAAGAAAACGCAATGTAATAAGAGTATTATTAGATTGCCTGGAGCATAACGAGCAAAGGATTATTGAACTAAGATATTTTAAAAAGTATAAAATTTGGATGATAAGCAGCAGCATGCATTATGACAGGAGTCATATATACAGGCTGCATGATGGAGCTATTGAAAAAATGTTGGGGTTTTTTAATAAAAATAACGAGTGGTTTTAAAAATTTTTCATAAAAAAACAAAAATGAGACATTATGAGACGTTTTATGTGTTATAGTGATATCATAAAATATATGTGAAAGGCATCCGAGACTGGGTGCCTTTTGTGTTGATACGGACTGATGAAAACCGTATAGGGCATGGGGAGGGGATAAGTAGGTGAGTGCATATGGTTAAGCGACCGGCAAATCCTATTAAGCAACCTGGAAAGGTTTTGGACATCCAGGATTATCTAAGAAAACAAAATGAAAGAGACTATGTTCTTTTTGTATTGGGAGTAGCAACCGGATATCGTACAGGTGATCTTGTTTCACTCCAAGTCAGGGATATCAAGGCAGCATTAAGAGCCGGTTATTTCAGAATCATGGAAGCTAAGAAGGCTAACAGCAAGAACATAAGAAAGTGCAATATGAAACCTCGTGAGGTTGTTATTGTTTCCAAGCTTGAAAGGATTTTGAAAAATTACATAAAAGATAAAGAGGATTTTGAGTACATGTTTCCATCTAGAAAGGGTAGCTATGATCATATAGGAGTACCAAGGGTATCAAATATATTGAAGAAAGCTGGAGAAGTATTCGGACTTGACAATATTACAGCCCATAGCATGAGGAAGACATATGCTTACTGCATTTTTGTTGAAAGCGGTTATAACATTGTTGTCGTGAAAGAAATGCTTGGGCATAGCAGCATAGAAGAAACCAAAAGGTACCTGGGACTGGACAGAAAAGACTACGACAATTATAGCAAAAGTCTTAACTCATTAATCATTTAATTTTTTGTTTTGTTTTCGAATGTTTTATATTTTGGTTATTGCACATTCAGCATAAAAAATTATTATGATTATACTGATAGAAGAAACACGTTCATGATGAATGTTTGATTCTCTAAGAAAATGGAACATTCAAAACTGACAAAACGAATATGAAATAAAGTAAAATCAATTAATATTCGTGTTTTATTAGTGCGTTTTTTGACATCATTTTGGCATGCTATATTATAGATATTTATTTATAGTCAGACGGAAATAAAGACTACTTAAAGGTGTCAAATCTTGTAAATTAATGTTGAAGGAAGTATTTTACCTTGGTATAATATAGGTAATTATATTATTTCAAGGGAGGAATTGGGTAATGTCAAACGTAGGTTTTAATGTAACTACTAAAAATGATTCATATTTTGACGGTGGTTTATTGCAATTAATTGGTTGGAGTATCTTAGGTTTTCTTGTTACTTTTTTTACTTTAGGCATTTGTTATCCTTGGGCATTATGTATGACGTATGGTTGGAAAGTTAATCACACGGTGATTGAAGGCAGAAGATTAAAGTTTAAAGGTAAAGCAATAGGGTTATTTGGAAACTGGATTAAGTGGTTTCTATTAACAGTCATAACTTTAGGCATATATGGCTTTTGGTTAGGAATTGCTGTTGAGAAATGGAAAGTAAAGAATACAGAATTTGCATAGTATTACATAAGAACTCTTTATAGGGTTCTTTTTTATTTGGCGATTAGTATGAATATAAACAACCAGGATGAAGTTAGCAAGTGGGTAAGTAAACTCATTGCAGAGAACAGGCTAGAAGAGTTTTATAATTCTAAATACTGGAGAAGACTTAGAAAAGAAGTTCTTATTGAACATAAGTATGAATGCCAAGATTGCAAAGCAAGAGGATTCTACACTAAAGCTAATCATGTGCATCATGTTCAGTTTGTTAGAAGACATCCAAGTTTAGCATTAAGTAAGGTATATTTATTTCAAAGTAAAGAATACAGGAACTTAATTCCTCTATGTCATGATTGTCATGAGCAGAGACATGGATATAGACAGAAGGAAAAGAAGGAGCCTTTAACAGAAGAGAGGTGGTAAGTTTGTCTAATGAATATGTAGTAATGAAATGTTTAGATTGTGGTTATAAAGACATTCATATCAATGGAATGTCAGATGGTAAGAGATGTGAACGGTGTAATAGTGGAATGTACTTCTCTATTGATAGTGGAAGTAAAAAAGAAATGATTTCAAAATATAATATCAAGACCCCCGGTCAAAATAAAACTCATTTTAATTTCAAATACTGTAACTCGGCTGGGGTGTAGACAAGAGAGAAATTTTAAAATTCTCCGCGAGGGGGTGTGCAAAATCATGAATAAAGATAGCAATACGAACAATAAAGATTTTGAAAAAAGATATCGTTCAAAATTATATAAGGAAATCAAAAAAGATTTGCTTGATCAGAATGAACGCAATGGAACTGTTGGAAAATATTATATTGACCTCGTAGAAGATTATATGGATATGTGGGTAACGAAATGCCTTTTGATAGAGGATATAAAAAGCCGTGGAGTTAACTCCGAGTACAATAACGGTGGCGGACAAAAAGGCATCAAGAAAAATGAGAGTATAGACCAGCTTATAAAACTGAACGGTCAGATGCTAAAGTTACTAACAGAGATAGGAATAAAACCATCTCAACAGGATGGTGATTTTAATGACTTTGAGGAAATGTAGAAAAAAAGACTATCACCCATATATAGACAGTTACATTGACGGTGTTCGAGACGGCACGATAATTGCCGGCATAGATATTCATCTTGCTATGGATTGGATAGAATATAAGCTTAATGAGTCAGACGTCTTTATTGATACTGAAAAAATTGATAAAGCTGTTGAGCTTATGGAGAGATATTTTGAAATTAAACTGTTTGATTGGGAACTCCTAGTAACAGCTTGCATCCACTGTTTTTATAAATCAACCGATACAGTAGTTTTTTCAACTATCTTTATTGTAATGGGAAGAGGTAACGGCAAGAACGGTTTTATTTCTCCTCTTGTATGGTATCTTACTACTCATTACCATGGAATTGCAGGATATAATGTTGATATAGTAGCAAATGCTGAAGACCAGGCAAAAACATCATTCGATGATGTATATGAAATGTTAGTGAGAACTTGGATAAAATCAAAGAAGTTTTTCTACAAGTCCAAAGAACTCATTAAAAATTTAAAAACTAAATCTTATATAAAATTTAATACTTCTAACGCAAAAACAAAGGATAGCAAAAGAACCGGCTGCCTTGTGTTTGATGAAGTTCATCAGTATGAGAGCTATGATAATATAAAAGTATTTACATCCGGCTTTGGCAAGCGTAAGCATGCCAGAGCTTTTTATATTACAACAAACGGAAATATCCGTGAGGGTGTTCTTGATGATATGCTTGCCATTTCAAAAGATATATTGAATGGTATCATAAAAAACTTAAGGTGGCTGCCTCTTATATGGAGGATTGATAGTGAAGAAGAAGCATTGAATCCTGAAATGTGGCATAAAGCAAATCCATCATTGAAATATCTTTCTACTCTTAAACTTGAAATGGAGCAGGAATTCATAGAGATGGAATATAAGCCTTCCACAGAAGAGGAATTTTACACTAAACGGTTGAACTGGCCCAAAGGCAATAGAGATTTACAAGTTACCGAATGGGATAATATAGCAGCAACCAATGAGCTAATTCCGGATTTAATAGGGTGGTCATGCGTCGCAGGTATTGATTATACAAAAATAAATGACTTAGCGACTGTAGATTTGCATTTTAAATCGGGAAATATTAGATATAAAATATCTCATTCGTGGTTATGTCTGCAATCAGCTGATTTAAAAAGATTAAAAATTCCATGGAAACAATGGGCAGAAGAGGAACTTTTAACATTAGTTGATGATGTGGAAATTGATCCAGTATTAATTGTAGATTACATACAAGAACAAATGCAATATTATGATATTAAGGGTGTTGCGGTTGATAATTATAGATATGCATTACTAAGTAAAGCACTGAAAGATATAGGTTTTGATAAAGAGCATAAAAATTTATATCTTGTAAGACCGTCCGATATTATGAAAATTGTTCCGGTGATTGACAGTATATTTGTTAATCACTATTTAATTTGCGGAGATAACCCGCTGTATAGGTGGGCTGCAAATAATACAAAGTTGGTTGCAAGCGGTAAAAAACAAGGGACTGACACAGGCAACTACTATTATGCTAAAATTGAGGGAAAGAGCAGGAAGACAGATCCGTTTATGGCAGGAGTTCATTCCATCATAATAGAGGATTGGTTAGATACAAGCTGCAGCTCATTTGAAGATTTACCTGTTATAACAGGGTGAGGAGGTGAGAAAATGTGAGCATAAGAACATGGTTATTGAACAGGTTGGCAGGTGACGTTGAACCAACCGAGGTAAAGATGGAGGAGTTTTTTAACCTGCAAGCCGAATTGGTATTTAGAAATCTTGCTTTTCAAACAGCTGTAAATCTAATTGCCAATTCAATAAGCAAGTGTGAGTTCAAGACTTTTCTGAAAAATGAGGAGGTAAAAAAACAGGAATATTATACATGGAATATAGAGCCAAACAAGAATCAAAATTCAAGTGAATTTATTCATAAGTGGATTTCGAAGCTGTATGAAGAAAATGAATGCCTGATAATTGAATCTAACGGACAGCTTCTAGTAGCGGATAGTTTTAATAAAAAAGACTATGCGCTTTTTGATTGCCAATTCAGCCAGGTAACTGTTGGCGATTTTACTTTTAACAAGACGTTTCTAATGAATGAAGTGCTTTATTATAAACTTAATAATAAAGACGTTAGAAAGCTTATAAATGGTATGTATGAAAGCTATGGAAAGCTAGTGTCCTACAGTATGAATGCTTATCAAAAATCAAGGGGAACAAAAGGCATATTCAAATATGAGACGATTCCGGTAGCGGGAACAGCTGAAAAAGAAGCTTTTGACAAGTTAATCAATGAAAAAATAAGTAAATGGCTTAATAGTGATAATGCAGCATTGCCGCTTGGTAAAGGGCAGGAGTGGAAAGAATCAGAACAAAAGACTTACTCACCTGAAAGCACCAGGGACATTAAGTTAATGATTGATGACATTTATGATTTCACCGGGAGGGCCTTTGGGATTCCGCCGGTAATATTAAAGGGAGATTTGGCTAATGTGGGAGATGCGGTTATTAATAACTATCTTACATTTTGCGTAGATCCGTTAACAGACATGCTGCAGGAAGAAATCAACCGCAAACGGTCAGGGTATAACGGTTTTGTATCAGGTACATATGTAGATATTGACACTAAATCAATTAAGCATATTGATCTGCTGAGTGTTTCTTCAGCAATAGACAAACTTATAGGGTCGGGCGGCTTCTGCATAAATGATATCAGGAAGCTTGTCGGTGAACCGATTATTGATGAACCTTGGGCATGGCAGCACTGGATTACTAAAAACTATTCAAGCGTTGAGGATTTGTTGAAGGCACTTGCAGGAAGTAATTCAAATTAATTTGAGGAGGTGAGAAGTTGAAAAAGTATTATTCATTAGTAGTGGAAAACAGAGAGGCATCAATAATCATCTATGGAGATATTACATCTTGGGAATGGCTTGACAGTGATGTTTCAAGTTACACTCTATCAAAAGAGATTGAGGGTTTGGATGTTGATGTTATTAATGTCTACATCAATTCATACGGCGGAGAAGTAGCTGAAGGATTGGCAATTTACAATAACTTGAAAAGACATAAGGCTAAAATTAAGACTTATGATGACGGCTTTGCATGCTCGGCCGCAAGCATTATATTCATGGCAGGTGATGAAAGAATAATGTCAAATTCTTCATTGTTGCTAATTCATAATGCATGGACCTATGCATCTGGAAATGCAAATCAGCTTAGAAAAGAAGCGGATGACTTGGATGTCATCACTCAGGCATCAATAAATGCTTATCTGAACCATGTGAATATCACAGAGGATGAGCTAAAGGCAATGTTGGATAAAGAATCATGGATTGAACCGTCTAAAGCCCTTGAAATGGGATTTGCTACATCAATAGTTAATGACAGCTCAAATAAGAATCCTAATCAAAGTGTTAAAAAGCATTTATCTGAAATGATTTTAAAGTATCAAAAAGAAACAGAACAACATATTGAATCAGAACCGGAACCAGTTCCAGAGCCAAAAGAAAGCATGTTTCAAAGATTTATAAAAAATCAAATTAAAAAAGAAATGGAGAAATAATTATGAGTAAAAAAATTGCAAAATTAAAATTACAGCTTTTCGGAATGCAAAACAAAGACCTTATGAATCAAAAGAAGACAGAAATCTTGAACAAAATAGTACAAGCACAAAAAGATGATGACATGGAAGCTATGGCTAATGCATGGAATGAACTTTCAGAACTGAACCAGGAAGCAGTTATGAATGAATTTAGAGGAATTGTTCAGGCAGCAGATGCTAACATCCTAAATGGTAGAGGGGTTAGACAATTAACATCTGTTGAAAAAGATTATTATGAAAAAGTAATTGATGCTATGAGAGCCTCTAATCCTCAACAGGCATTAACTGACTTGACTGTTGTTTTACCAATAACAACTATTGATGCGGTGTTTGAAGATTTAGTTGCTAATCATCCGTTGTTAGATTTAATCAATTTCCAAAATACAAGCGGATTAATTGAATTTATAGTTAATACAAACGGAAAGCAACTTGCAGTTTGGGGACCATTGACGGCAACAATTACAAAAGAATTGACTTCTGGATTTAAGAAAGTTAATATGGGCCTGAACAAGCTGTCTGCTTTTTTACCTGTTGCAAAATCTATGTTAGACCTCGGCCCTGTTTGGTTAGACAGGTATGTGAGAAGTATTTTAGCTGAAGCTCTTGCGTTTGGTTTAGAAGAAGCTATCATAAATGGTACTGGAAAAGACATGCCTATCGGAATGAATAGACAAGTTGGTGAAGGGGTTACAGTAACAGATGGGGTATATCCGTTAAAAGCGACTGTTCCTGTAGTGAGCCTAGATCCTGTAACCTATGGAAATTTAATTGGTGATATGGCGGTAGATCCTAAAGGGCAACCAAGAGTAATAAGAGAGGTTATAATGCTAGTAAGCCCTGCAGATTACCTGAAGAAAATAATGCCGGCTACAACTGTAAGAGCTGCAGATGGAACTTACAGAAATGATGTATTTCCTTTCCCTACAAGAGTAATTCAATCTGTGCAGGTTTCGTCAGGCAAGGCAATTTTTGGACTTGCCAATAGATACTTTATGGGAATTGGAACAGCTAAGAGCGGAAAGATTGAGTATAATGACTCTTACAAGTTTTTAGAGGATGAAAGAACTTATCTTGTTAAGCTGTACGGCCATGGAGAGCCGCTTGATAATAATGCGTTTGTGTATGCTGATATCAGCGGATTAGTTCCGACTGTGCAAAAGGTTGAAGTTACCAACATAGACGAATTTCCAACTATATAAGAAAGGAGCTAATTTATGAAGGTTAAAGTAATAAAGGCGTTCAGGGATAAGATTACTAAAAGTACATTAAGACCTGAGCAGGTAATAGAAGTAACAGAGGAGAGGTTCGGAGAATTAACCGGACCTTTTGGCATTTTTGTTGAGGAAATTAAAGAAAGTCCTCCGGAACCGGATGAATTGAATTATGAAAAGCTGACTAAAAATGATTTGGTTATCGTAGCGGCTGAACGTGGCATTGAATTAAAAATGGAAATGACTAAAGCGGAGATGATAGAAGTTTTGCTTAAAAAGTAGGTGGTTAGATGACATTACCGGAAGGACTATTGAAAGATGTTAAGGCATACCTGGATATTACCTGGGAAGATGCATCCACTGACGATAAATTAACTGGTATCATCAAACGTGGAATGAAATACATTGATAAAACTGCAGGTTCAGAATGTGATTATACACTAGATGAGAAACCAAAAGAACTGCTTCTTGACTACTGCAGATATGCGCGTTCCAATGCTTTAGAATTATTCCAGCAGAATTATCTGCATGAACTTTTATCATTACAGATGGAAAAGGAGGTTGAGGCTTATGAAGCTGCCAACTCAGACACAGGCGTTTAATGATGGTGTTGCAAAAATTTATTCGGTTGGCAATATAGCGGAACCGGGCAATATGCCAAAGGATGGACTCGCATTAAAGCTTGACAGGCCTCTGCCTTATGATGAAAGAACCGTGGGCATAAGCAGGTTCTGGACTGCAAAGCAGGAGCAAACAAAGATAGAACGGTTGTTAAGATTCCCAAGGGTTAACAGTGTGAGACGTGAAGATGTAGTAATACCAGTAGACGGTGAGCAATACAGGATTGTACAAGTGCAATATCCGCCTGATGTGGAACCGCCGTGTATGGATTTATCTTTAGAACGTTTGGAGGTGGCTTATGAAGTTAACTGATTTAAGAGATGCGCTTTTACAAGTTACTTTGTCTACGTTTCATTATGAAGCTTCTCATAAGCCGGATAAATATATTGTTTGGGCGGAAGACGGGGAAGCTGATTGTCTTAATGCTGATGATCAGAAAACTGATCAAGTGCTTCAGGGTACAATAGACTATTTTACCAAGACGGAATATGATTCTAATTTTGAATTAATACAAGAAAAATTAAATTCAATAGATATATCCTGGAGGCTTAATTCCATTCAACATGAGGAAGAGACAGGATATATACATTATGAGTGGGTTTGGGAGATAGTTTATGGCTAAAATGACTATAAAAGGAACTGATGATTTAGCGTTGAAGCTTTCTAATCTTGGGAAAATGTCTACTGAAATTGCAAAAAATGTGGTTATGGCCGGAGCGCAACCAGTTGCTGATGAAATAAGAAAAGGGCTAAAAGCAAATTTACAGGGTTCCGAATATTCAACGGGAGATTTAGAAAACAGTCTTGGTATTGCGCCTCCGGATGTTGATAGGAACGGAAATATTAACACTAAGATTGGTTTTGATGGATACGACAGTAAAGGTGTGCCAAATGTCATAAAAGCTAGAGTTATGGAGAGTGGGAGTAGCAGGCAGAAGAAAAGACCTTTTGTGAGGACCGCAGTAAATAGATCTAGGAAAAATGCATTAGAAGAAATGAATAAAAAATATGATGAAGAAATAAAAAAGATAATGGAATAGGAGTGAAAATATGAAGAAGATTGGTTTAAAATATCCGGTTTATGCACTTTATTCAGATACAACCGGCTCACCTGTGTATACTGCTGGGGCAGTAATAGCAAAAGCCATGAACGCAAGCATTCAAATAAACAAAAACAATGAGATTTTGTATGCTGATGACGACATTGATGAAATTGATCAGAGTTTTATAAGCGGCACAGAAACCCTTGGACTTAATGAGTTTCCCTTAGATGTTCAAGGGGTACTGTTAGGGCATAAAATTGATGAGGAATCAGGAGAAATGGTAGCAAACGAGGCTGACAAGGCTCCTTATGTTGGACATGGTTTTTATGGCCGTATTCGTAGAGCTGGAGTTGATAAATGGCGTGCAATATGGTTCCATAAGATGCAGTTTAGTGAGCCAAATGATGAGACAGAAACTAAAGGTGAGAATGTAGCATTCCAGACACCAACAATCGAAGGTATGATAATGAAAGATATTAAAGGCGATTGGAAGAGTGAAAATATATTTGACACTGAAGCAGCCGCAAAAACATGGCTTAATACTAAAGCAGGAATTGTAACAACACCATAAAGAGTGGATTGATTCCACTCTATTTTAGAATAGGAGAAGATTATGTTAGATATAGTAAAAAATATGACGATAAATGAAAAAGAATATCCCATTGCATTCACTTTAAACGTAATGGAAGCAATACAGGACAAGTATGGCTCTATGAAAGAATGGGGAGACATATTGCAACCTCCAAAAAACGAAGAGCCAAAAATTAAAGATATAAAATGGACCTTTACGCAATTTATTAACGAGGGTATAGATATAGAGAATGAGGAAAAGAATGAAAAAAGAACATTACTAACAGAAAAACAAGTCGGGAGACTGATTACAATTGTAGGGATGGATAAAATAAACAAAGAAATGATGTTAGTTACAGCCGAAAGTATGAAAACAGATAACCCAAACGAGATGACCACGCAGAATCAGATGAACCAGTAAAAATTGATTTTGCGTGGCTTTTAATTGTAGGAAAGAAAATGGGTTTTACTGAAAAACAAGTCGGACACATGACTTTCTATAAATTTGACAAGCTGTATACAGCATATAAGCAGGTGTTTGATTTAGAAAACAAATTAATATACAACAGAATGACATATGCAGAATTAGAGAAAGAAGAAACATTAGATGATGTATTACCATTCTAGAAGAAAGGAGGTAATATTATGGCTTATGACATAGGCCCCAAAATAGGGATAGAAGGCGAAGCTGAGTTTCGGAATGCAATTAAGCAAATAAATACAAACTTAAAGACTCTTGGGACTGAAATGCTTGCTGTTACTTCATATTTTGATAAAAATGATAAAAGCATGGAAGCCTTAACCGCTCAAAATAAAGTTTTAAATAAACAGATTGACGAGCAGAAGGGCAAACTGACAGAGCTTCAAAAAGGATTGCAAGCCTCAGCTGAGAAGTACGGAGAGAATGATAAAGTTACACAAGGTTGGCAGCAGGCAGTAAACAAAGCGACGGCTGACTTGAATAAGATGGAGCGTGAGCTGAAAAATAATACTCAAGCCATTGAAAAAGGAAGCAATGCTACAGATGAAATGGCTGATGATGTTGAAAAATTTGGTAAGAGTACAGATGAAGCAGGTAAAAAAGCAATAACCTTTGGGGATATTATTAAGGCTAACCTGATATCAGATGCAATAATCGGTGGAGTAAAAGCCTTGGGAAATGCAATGATAGATATTGCAAAGGCAGGGATAGAACTTACTAGGGAAAGCTTAGCCAATGCTGCATCTATAGGAGAAATTGAAGCTGCTTACGAACAGGTTATGGGTGATTCTGCAGACTATGCAAATAATAAGTTAAAAGAGCTTAGCAATAATACGGGAGCCATAACATCAAGGATAAAGGAAGACTTTACAACTCAAACTGCATCATGGACAGGACTTGGCAAAACAGTAGAGGAAGCAACCGATCTAGCAAACAGATCCATTACAGTTGCAGCGGATTATGCTGCAATGTATGGAAAGACTACTGAGGAATCATCAGAAAGAATAAAATCATTCATGAATGGTAACTTAGGAGCTGCCGAGAGCTTGGGTATAAGTGCAAGTGCTGCCGGAATCGCATCATGGGCATCAAAAGAACTTGGAATAGAATACGACAAACTGGAAGAAGCAGAAAAGAAAATAATTAGACTTAACTTTGTTGAAGCTATGGCAGAAAATGCCGGCATAACAGGACAAGCAGCAAGAGAGTCAGGTAATTATGCCAATGTTATGGAGAACTTAGATAAGACTATAAGTGACCTTGAAAGCAGATTAGGAACCAGCTTGTTGCCTACTATTTTAGACGTAGCCCAAGGATTTACGGGAATGTTTGACGGAACTTTGACAGTACAAGAAGGTATAACTAAAATCACAGATTCGGTAATGGGGCTTGCAGGAAACTTAGTAAACACCATTCCTGCAATTGCAGAAGCGGGCAAAGAGATTACAACACAGTTGATACAAGGTGTTTTTAACAATTTACCCAAGTTAGGTAAAGCGGGTAAAGATATACTTGAATCCTTGGGAGGAGCTATATCTAGTAACATATCACTGGTTTTAGATACTGCAAAAACTATAATAGAGGGACTGATTCAGGGCATAACTGAAACATTGCCTACAATAATACCAACAGCTATTTCAATACTGATAGGTATTGCTGATACGATAATTAATAATATAGGAAATGTGGTTGATGCAGGTATTAATATTTTAACATCCTTGATTCAGGGAATTGTAAATTCATTGCCAACCCTCATTCAAGAAGTACCAAGAATTATAAATGAATTTTCAAGTGCTATATATGCACAGCTACCCAAATTATTAAAAGCCGGAATTGATATTTTGCTTATGCTGATTAGAGGTATCATAGACAGCATACCTACATTGATAGCAAATATACCTCAAATTATACTGGCTATAGTAAATGTAATAACCCTTTACAACTGGGCTAACCTTGGGAAATCACTTATAACTAACATAGGTGAAGGAATTAAAGGGATGACTGGAAATATCGGGGCTACAGCTAAGAGTTTATCTGAATCTATAGGAAATATGATAACTAACATTTTTAAAGGCGGGTTTAATTGGGGTAAGGGATTAATAACTAATATAGGCAGTGGATTTAATTCAATGCTTACTTATATAACAACTTCAATAAGTAGCCTAGGAGCATCGGTTCTAAATGCTATTAAAGGAGTTTTTACAGGTGGATTTGATATAGGCAAGTATCTTATAGAAGGACTTTGGAACGGTATATTAGGGGCAAAGGATTGGTTATTAAGTAAGGTGGGAGATTTTGCTGGCAGCATAATTGGTGCATTTGCTGAAAAATGGGGAATTGCTTCTCCGTCAAAGGTGATGGATGAGTATGGACGTTATTTAGATGAAGGGCTTGCAGAAGGAATAGAAGGTAACGCAGACAAGCCTTTAAATGCTATGAATAAGGTTGCTAGTGGCATAAATTTAACGATTCAAACAATAACTGATGCTGCTAATGCAGCCGTAGAAGCTGTGAAGAGCTTAGCATCAGCTGAAACCATGTCTAAAATCGCAAAGGCAGATAGCCAGAGTAGTTCTGCAAGAAGTGCCAGTCAATCTAAATATGAGCAGGAAAAGAAGAATTTTGAGGATGCGTATACAAGGGAAATTAATGCATACTCAAAAATGTATGATGTTGATAAAAGTGTTGCAGCTGAAATTCTTAAAAAAGACCTGGAAAAATCTATTCCCAAGTATGCTACTGGAACAAACAATCATCCAGGTGGATTGGCATGGGTTGGAGAGCTTGGAAGAGAACTTGTTGAATTACCGCGCGGAAGCAAGGTATACACTAACTATCAGTCTGAAAACATGGCAAAATCCTCTGGAAGACCGATCAACTTAAACTTAAATATTGGTACTTTGATAGCAGATGATTATGGACTGAAGCAGTTAGAAAGAAAATTGCGAAATATACGTATTGATGAAAACTTCAGGTTAGGGGTGACGGGATGAAATTAAACAATTTAATGATACCAAGCCCCAGGCGAATGAACATTGAACCTGTTGAATTGTCAGTAGTTGCAAGAATGGCAAGCGGCAGAAAGGTTAAAGACGTAATTGCGATTAAAAACAATTACGTCTTGAGCTATCAGGGACTAAAGTCTGAAAGTTTTTTAGTGTTTAAAGATGCTTATTATTCAGGTAATTCAGTTTCCTTTGAATATGAAGATGCAGAAGGAGCTAAAATTGTTTATGTAACAGTAAATGAAATGCCATATAGTTTGCTTAAGCAAAATCCTAAACTAAGTCAAAATGTAACGATAACTTTAGAGGAGGTATAAGGATGCAAGAAGCAATAATCAATCCATATGCCTCTACCAGGTGGTCAGATATCAGAGTTAAATTTCAGTTGGCCGATGTTGATGCTGCCGAAGATGCTACGGTTACAGCAACAAGTGAAGCTTCAATATCACATTTAAGCCAGGCACATAACAAAACTGATGAAATGTCAGGTAAATTAGCTACTCTTGAGCGTAATTATTTTTTGCTTGACGGAAGTTTTGAGCTGCCTGACGAAAATGACAATGGCGAAACGGGTTGGTGGAGCAATGAAATATCTGATGAAGACGGTTATTTATTAGTACCTCAAGTATTAGAATTTAATTTTACCAAGGAACATTCATCAATCGGATTTACAGTTGTTTTTGATGATAAGGCAAATGAATTTGCAGAGGATTTTACAATTCAAGTCTATGGAAATTCAGGACTGCTTTATGAAAACAATGTTGCCGGAAATACGCTCCATACATACATAGTTGAAACGCCGGTTGAAGGATATAAAAAAGTTGTTATAACATTTACCAAGACGTCAAAATCGTTTCGCAGGGTGAGGGTATGCGAGGTTGTATTCGGAGTAATCCAAATATTCGATAAAAACAACACAAAAGAGCTAAACTTACTTTATGAAATATCTCTAAATGCTGAAAGCTTTTCATCTCATGAATTAGATATCACTATTGATAACAGTGATAAAAAATACAACATGATAAATCCAAACGGTATATATAAATACCTGCAGCAGGGACAAGGATTAAATGTGCAAGTGGGTGTAGGTGACTCACCAAATTCTATTGTAAAGGTAAATATGGGGAGGTTTTATTATTCATATTCAAATGCTGAGGATGACAGCATTACGGCAAGAATTACGGCAAATGATTTAGCATACACCTTAATCCAAACACGCTGCCGAATAGGAACAACAGGCACATGGACAGTTAATGAAGCGGTTAATGCGGTTATTGCAGACTGTGGTTTAGATATAACTGTATCCATACTCCCGGAAATAGGTTCAAGAATAATAAACAAATGTATACCTTATAACTTATCGCACCGGGAAGCTATCAGAATGATTGCACAGGCGTCAAAGTCAACATGTTATTTTAATAGAAATGATACATTAGTATTTGCCGAAGTTACTGTATCTGAAACATCCGCTGATGTTTTAAATAATGATAATATGTACACACCCGCGAAAGTAAAAGACCTGGGCAGAATAAACCGTATTGAGTTAATAGTAAATAATCAATATGCAGAAACAGAGACAATCTATATTGCAAGTAATAAAGCTTCAGGGGAGAGTGAAAGGGTTAAAACTTTTGAAAATCCATTGGCATATGACGGTCAAGGTGTAGCAAACTGGCTTCTTGCTATAGAACAAATGCGTGTTAAATATGAACTACAGGAGCGGGGAAATCCAGCAAGGGAAATCTCAGATACGGTAAAAATTTATGATGCTTATAATGAGAACAGGAATGCAGTCATAACAAAAGAGGAATACATCTATGACGGCACATTAAGAGCAAATACAGAAGCAAGAGGTAATTCATTATGAGTTACACTCTTTTAGTACCTGAAATAACATCCGTGGTCATAACCCCTAACCCTGTAGACCAAAACACAGCATTTTTAATAGCAATAGCCGTAACAGAAATAGAAAAAGAATTAGAACCTATATTAATATATAGCGG